CGGTTCATCACTCAAGCCCATGCTGATGTTTGTCCGGCGAACCAGAGGCTATCGCCGCCGCGTGTTCCTTGACGAGATTGGCGATCAGGTCATGCAGCAGAAGGGCATGGCCATCATCGGTGAGGAACTGGCCAAGGCCATTCTGAACGACAAGCCAACCAACAAGATTCTATCCCGCTAAACCACAACATGTAGTGCTTTACATATTGACAAACCACAACATGTAGTATAATCGGCGGAAATCTCACGAGGGTTTCCGCATGAACGCATTTCTAAAATGGGCCGCAATGCTGGTCATCGGGGCCATCACCGACCAGGCGCTCGACAAGGCCAACGTCGAACGCATCAAGAACTTCATCGTCGGGCAATCCAACGAAGCCATCAGCAACGCCATCAAGCACCAACGGGCGGCGGACCTCATCAAGGAATTGGCGGGCGACCTGGCCGATGTCGTGGTGGACTGGGTGATTCACACAGTTCTCTGGGTCGCCAAGGCAACCGGCCAGATTGAGAGCAAGCCATGACCACCAACACAGGCATGAATTGGCAAGCGGTGATGTGGTTAGCCATGTCAGCGATTACCGCAATGGAAACCGGGACCGAACGTCACGTGTTGCTGGGTGTTGCGATGGTGGTTATGGCCATCGTCGCTTGGCGTACCACTGGCAGCGGGCTGACTCCTAAGGAATCCGAAGAAATCCTCGACACGACCGCTGACATTCAGGACGTGCTGAAACAAGGCCGCGATGAAAATTAACCGCGCCGGACTGGACCTCATCAAGGACTTTGAAGGCTTACGGCTGATCGGCTATCGCTGTCCAGCAGGAATCCCGACCATCGGCTATGGCCACACGGGGCCGGAGGTCCGCGTCGGTCAGCGCATCACGCAAGCCCAAGCCGACGCCTACCTAGCCAACGATCTCACCCGCTTTGAGCGCGGCGTCCAGCAAGCCTTGGGCGAAACGCCCACCACCGAGAATGAATTTGCCGCGATGGTCAGCCTCGCCTACAACATCGGCCTGGGTGGCTTTGGCAAATCCTCTGTCCTGCGACATCACAAAGCCGGTCACCGGCTCCGCGCAGCTGCATCCTTTCTGTTGTGGGTAAAAGCCGCCGGCAAAACCCTTCCCGGCTTGGTCCGCCGCCGCAATGCGGAAAGGAAGTTGTACCTGTCATGAAAGACGAGTTCCTCACTCAAGTCATGATCGGGGTGCTGATTTCAGCCGTCTTTGCCTTGGGCCTGTCCGGCCTCCTGTATTGGATGCTGACGTGAAAGACCCCTATCACCAAATGATGGCCGAGGTGGTCGGGTACCTACTTTTTTTAGTCGTCTTTGTCATCGCCCTTGCATTGGCCGCCTGCGCCCCGGTGCAGATCGCGCCGAATCTCAAGTTACCCGCAACCAAAGCCTGCCCGACCTTGGTGATGCCGCCCATCGGCACCGACTGCCTGCTCGATATTCAAGGCGACAAAGTGACGGCCAACGACTGCGGCGACACGCTGTTGCGGGGCTATGTGCGGGCGCGATCCTTGCTCAAACCGGCTGCGGCTGTCAGTTCAAACCCGCCCTAATCAACCACCCGGACGCAGGCTATGGCAACACTCTCACCATCGAGGCTATCGGACAGTCAGGACTCATGGCTCACCTCACTTGTGAAATGGATACGGAGCAGAACAATGACTGACTGGCTGAAGATTCTCGGCACGGTGATGGCGGCGGTCTTCGTCGTCTGGAACATGGTGCAACAGCACGAATACCGGCTCAATTTGCTGGAGTCCGGTTTTAAGGAACATCTGGACAAACATGATGACCAGTATCGTGAAATCCAGAAATCACTCCGCGAGATTGATTTAACCCTGAGTCGGCTGACCGCCCCGCGCCCCTGATGGCCGATGACGCCGACCGCGCCCAGGAGTATCTCGACCGGGCCATGCGCCGGTATTACACGCGACCCATCACGCCACACGCGCAGTTCCGGCAGTCCACCGATTGCAATGACTGCGGCGATGATATTCCGCTGGCACGCTTGAAGATTTTCCCCTACGCCGTCCGCTGCGCTGAATGTCAGGGCTATTATGAAAAGGACCGTGGCTGATCCGATAGACGCGCTGGAAAGCATGATCTGCGACACCCTGCAAGCCGCCCAGGCTGAAGGCGTCGTGTCAGAAGTTCGCGCAAAAATACAGGCATGGCGCGTCAAGTTCGGCGGTGATGAAGTCTATATCGCCCGTCGCGCTCACCTGGTCAGGCAGGCCCGCATTGCCGAATTGGCCAGCAAGGGACTGACGCCTGCTGAAATATCAGCCCGTCTCGGCGTGACCCGGCAAACCGTCCATAACGCCCGCAAATCCTCCGCGATTCTGTAAAAAGTTTCCCCCTGTAAGTCTTGACGCCTGCTGCGCAATGATGCGGCATGGCATACACCCAAACCCAGCTTGACACCATTGAGGCGGCGATCGCTTCCGGGACCCTGCGCGTTGAAATCGACGGGCGGGTGGTGGTGTATCAATCACTGGAGGCACTGACCAAGCTGCGCGACCAGATGAAGGCCGAGTTGGGTGTCGCCTTGCCCGCAACGGCCCGTGGCCGCGCTTGGCGTCCGCTGACGAGCAGCGGGCTATGAGTGCCGTGATTGATTTCGTCAAGGTGGTGGCCGATAAGGTGGCCCCGCCGCGTCCGACGACCGAGGTTCGCCGCTACGACGCGGCCTCCAAGACGGCCCGCATGTCAGGCTGGTTGACCCCGGCCACTGATGCCAATGCCGCGATCATTCATACCGCAACGATTCGGAATCGAGCACGGGATCTGGTCCGCAACAACTCCTGGGCTGCCAAAGGCGTCAATGTCATTGTCAACAACTCGGTCGGCTATGGCATACGCGCCCAATTAAAGGCCGGTTCGCAATTGCGCACCCGTCAGGCGCAAGCCTTGTGGCAAAGACACATGGAAACCAGCGCCATCGATGCAGATGGCATGTTGGACTTCTATGGCTTGCAAGCCTTGGCCATGCGGTGCCTGGTCGAATCCGGCGAAGTGCTGATTCGGATGCGGCCTCGGCGCTTGGAAGACAACCTGCCACTGCCGTTCCAGATTCAGATTCTTGAACCAGACCTGCTGGCCGATGAAGACACGCTGACACCCGAGACGGGTAACTCGATTCATAACGGCATCGAGTTTGATGCGTTGGGTCGTCGCGTTGCCTATCACCTGTATCGGCGTCATCCGGGCGATTTTAGCGTCAACATGCTGCGCTGGATGGCCGAAACGACTCGCGTACCGGCCTCAGAAATCATTCACCTCTACCGCAAAGATCGCCCCGGCCAAGATCGTGGCGTGTCCTGGCTGGCACCCGTTGTCCGCACCCTCTATGACCTTGGTCTTTACGACGACGGCACGCTCAAGCGTGTGCAACTGTCAGCCCTGTTTGCCGGATTTATCAGCAGTGACGACCCCCAGGCATTTGGCGACGAGCTTGAAAGCGAACTGCCTGACTTGCAGCCGGGGACCATGTACCTGCTCAAGCCAGGACAGAACGTGCAGTTCAACAGCCCGCCCCCCGCCAATGATGACCCCGCGTTTCGTGAGTGGATCTTGCGCTCGGTCGCGTCGGGTCTTGGCATTACCTACGAAGCACTGACCGGCAACCTCTCCACCGTCAATTTCAGTTCTGCCCGCATGGGTCATCACGACATGGGCCGCAACATTGATGCGTGGCAGTGGAATCTGTTTATCCCGGTTTTTTGTGGCGGCGTCTTTGGCTGGTTCAAAGAGATGATCAGTGCATCGCCTGAGTATGCCGGTTTTAAGATTGACGACATGAGCGTGGAGTGGACCCCTCCGGCGCGCACCGTTGTAGACCCCGCCAAGGAATGGAAGGCGCTGCAAACCGCTGTCCGTTCCGGCTTTATCAGCTTGCCGGAAGCGATCCGCTCGCAAGGCTACGACCCCGATTCTGTCCTGGCTGAACAAGCCGAATACCTGGCCAAACTGGACGCGGCTGGCCTCAAGGTCGAATCCGATTACCGGCAGGATGTTCCCACCCCATCGGCATTACCCGATGACAATGAGGAGGCGACCGATGCCAACCCGTAAACAACCCAACGGCCTGCAATTCCGCGAACTCAAGTTCGACAGCGTGCCTGATCTGGAATCCCGCACTTTCACCATTCCGGTCAGCAGTGAAGCGCCGGTTGATCGCTGGTGGGGGACTGAAATTCTGGACCACACCGATACCGCCATCAACATGGACCGCCTGCGCGATGGGGCACCTGTGCTGCTGGATCACGACCCGACCAAACAGATCGGCGTGGTTGAGGGCGCTCGCGTCCATCAGCAAAGACTGGAAGCCACAATTCGCTTTAGCCGTTCCGCACTGGGTGAAGAAGTCATGCAAGACGTGATCGACGGCATTCGCCGGAACGTCAGCATTGGCTACCGCATCGATGACCTCACGGAAATCAGCAAAGACACCTACCGCGCCACGCGGTGGTCTCCGCTGGAAGTCACTGTTACCAGTGTTCCGGCAGATAACAGCGTCGGCTTTGGGCGTTCCGAAGAAGACACCGACTTTAACCCCCTCGATTTACTAACCAACCGGAGTACGGCTATGTCCGAACCGAATGAAATCCCGGCAGACGACGAAGCGCCGGTATCTGAAGAACTGCAAGAAAGCCCGATCAACGCAGAAGAAATTCGCGCCCAGGTATTGAAGGCAGAACGCAGCCGCGTCAGCGGTATCCGCGAATCAGTCCGCATGGCCAAGTTGGGCGATGCCGTGGCTGACAAGCTCATCAATTCAGACGTGTCTCTGGAAGACGCGCAAGCAGAGGTTATGCGTATGTGGAGCAAATCCGTTGATGAAATGTCAGCGCCGGTGCATATCGAAGCCGGTCTGACATCCGAAGAGAAATTCCGTGCCGGTGCCGTCAGCGCCTTGGCGCATCGCGTCGGTCTGGGTGAAGACGACCGCAGCAACGAGTTCAGAGGCCTGAGCCTGCATGAAATGGCCTCCCGCGCCTTGTCATTCAAAGGCCACAAGACCACCGGCATGAGCCGCAGCGAAATTGCCGGCATGGTACTGCGCGGTCATTCCACCAGTGACTTCCCGCTGTTGCTGGCGGATGTTGCCAACAAATCCCTGATGAACGCGTATCAGGTCGTGCCGCAAATCTGGCGTCAGATTGCACTGGCCTCCAGCGTGAGTGATTTCAAGACCATCAACATGCTGAAGCTGGGCAGCTTCTCCAGCTTGTCCACCATCGTCGAAGGCGCTGAGTACACCCAAGGCACTTTTAGCGAAGAGCGCGAGCAGTTGACGGCCAGCACCAAGGGCCGTTATGTCCAGGTCACACGTCAGATGATTATCAATGACGACCTGAACGGACTGACCCGCATGGCTTCCATGCTGGGCCAAGCCGCCGCCAGAACCGTCAACAATGATGTCATCGGCGTCCTCACCGCTAACGGCAACATGTCTGACGGCAACGCGCTGTTCAGCACCCAACACAGCAACTACCAGGGCACCGGCAGCGCCATTTCGGTGGCGACCCTAGGCGCAGCTCGCGCTGCGATGCGGACCCAGCGTGATGCCTCTGGCGTCGATTACGTCGAGTTTGACCCGCGCCTGTTGCTGGTTCCGGTCGGCAAGGAAGACCACGCCCGCACCGTGATCGAGTCCACTTACAACACCGACACGACCGCGCAGTTGAAGAAAAACATCATCAGCGGCTGGAGTCCGTTGCAGGTGCTTTCTCATCCGCTGCTCGATGCCAATAGCTCGACCGCTTGGTATCTGTTGGCTGATCCGTCCATTGCCCCGGTGGTTGAAATTGCCTTCCTGGATGGACAGCAGTCGCCCTACATCGCCCAAGAGGAAGAGTTCCTCACCGATGCCGTGCGCTGGAAAGTCCGCATGGATTACGGCGTCGCCGCCAACGAATGGCGTGCGGGTTACAAGAACCTCGGCGCTTAACTGACACGGGCGGCCTCACCGCCGCCCATCACTCTTAAGAGGAATTGATATGGCTACTAATGCAGTTCAACCCGGTGATGTCATCACCATTACGGCGGGCGCAACCATTACCTCGGGTTCGGTCGTTAAAGTCGGCCAGATGCTTGGCGTGGCGCTGACCGACATCGCCAATGGCAGCCGGGGCGCTATCGCCATTCGCGGCGTGTTTGCCGTGCCGAAAGTCAGTGCCGCCGTGATTGCCCAAGGCGAAAGCCTCACTTGGGATGTCAGCGTCGGCAAATTCGACGACAACGCCGCCACGCCAGCCACGGGTGACGTGACAGGTGCAGCCGCAGTGGCTTTTGAAGCCGCTGGCAATGGTGTGACAGAACTGGATGTGCTGTTTACCGGCATACCGGGCACCGTCGCTTAATTGACGTGACCAGCGCCTTTGACCACCTGGCCAGCCAAGCCCACGGTTCTCTGGATCGTGTGTTTGGCAGCGCCGTCAGCATTGACGACGTGGAAGGCACAGCGATTGTCACTCCTCAAGACGACATGATGCTGGGCAACACCGTGCAGATGGTCAATGGCGCTCACTTGATGTTTCGTACAGCGGATTTCCCTGAAATCGAAGTGCGGTCAGCCGTGACCGTGGGCGATACCGAATACACCGTCATCGAGATTGATGACGTGGACTCGGCTGGCATTCGCAAAGCCAGGATGGCCCCGGCATGAACATCGACGGCATCGTGACGCAGTTGGAAACCGTCGAAGGACTCAGTGGCAAGGTCGTGGTCGGCTTACCGCCGGAAACGGCCAGCCTAGCCAACGGCCCCACCGTCTGGATCACCGATCTAGCTGAAACCGCAGGCGCTAATCAGCGCATCAACGCCCCCGCGCTCCAGCGCATCGAGGCTCGCCTCGGACTGGTGATGGGGACCGCGACGCTGGATGACCTGCTCCCCCTGCGCGATGCAGTCCGGGACGCGATTATCGACTACTTACCCGAAAGCAATGGTGACCCGATCACCTACCGGGCAGGCCGCATGGAATTTCTTGATGCGGGCTACACGGTATGGCGCGATGAGTACGCCTACAGCTTTTACTTTGACCACCTGGAGGCCACCTGATGGCGACATGGACCAAAGACCCGATGACGGGTGAACGCACCTTGCTGACACCGGCCACAGCCCCCAAGGCCCGTTGCTGTGTCGAAGTGGCCGAGGTGAAAGCCAAGACCGCAAAGAAAACCTTCATACCCGAACCGCTACCGACAGAGCCAACGGATGAAACCGCACACGAAAGTATTGATTAAGACGCTCATCCGCGTTGCCAAGGGGGCTATCAGCGCCCTTGAGGACTGGATGAAAGAGGCCGAAAAAGCCTGAACTGATTTTTTAACACCACGACGGGCACCCGTCCTGACGACCCTTCGCAGAAGGCACTCAGGGCATAGCGACCCCGGCTTAAAACCCGGAGTCCGCTATGGCCCTGTTTATGAACAAAACCCTGGTGGCGCTGAAGAAGGAAACGACCTTCGGCACCGCTGCAACGCTGGCAGGCACCGACTGCTTCCTCGTCAGCAACGTCTCACTCACCCCGCTGGCTGGCAATACCGCCACCCGTGATTTCGTCCGGCCATATTTCGGCCAGTCGTCCAGCATCCAACTGGATCAGCACGTCGAACTGAGCTTCGATGTCGAACTGGCGTCCTCGGGCACGGCGGGCACCCGGCCGGCCTATGGCGATGCGCTGATGGCGTGTGGCTTCGACGAAACCATCACCTCGGCCACGGACACCGAATATACCCCGGTATCCGCCGACTTTGATTCCGTCACCATCGAAGTCTTCATGGACGGCATCAAGCACCAGATCACGGGTGCGCGAGGCAGCTTCAGCCTGTCGATTGCACGCGGCGCGATCCCGAGTCTGTCGTTCAATTTCATGGGCAACTATGTGGCCCCGGCAGACGCTTCACCGCTGACGCCGAACTTCAGCGACTTCAAGATTCCGAAGGGTGCCAACAGCGCCAATACCCAGACCATCACCCTCTTTGGTGAAGACCTGTGTACCGAATCGTTCGCGCTGGAATTGGCCAATAACCTCGTCTACCGCGATCTCCCCGGCTGCGATCCGGCGGCCCTCATCACGGATCGTGCCCCGACCGGCACGCTGGTGTTTGAGATGACCACCGTCACCAGCTACGCCTGGGTGGAAGCCGCCAGAACCAAAACCTCCGGCGCATTCCAGATCATCCACGGCACCGGCGCAGGGTCCATCGTCCAGATCGACGCCCCCGCCGTCACCATCAACCCGCCGAGCTATTCCGACAGCGATGGCGTGCTGATGATCTCCGCGCCGATGGTGTTCGAGCCGACCAGCGCCGGCAATGACGAACTGGTTTTGACCTTCAAGTAAACGCCCGGACAGGCAGTCGCATCACGACCCTGAGTCCAGGGCTGTCTACAGCGCCCCCCGCCGCTGGTGATGAAGCGGGGGACTCATTCCCTAAACAGACAGATAGGTAAACCCAATGGCATTTGTCCTCAAACCCAAAAGCGAAGGCTTTTATTACGGGGTGATTCTCCCCGTCGTCAACGAGTCCGGTGCATCCCAGGCCATCAAGTTTGAAATGAAGTTCAAGCGGGTCAGCCGTTCAAAACTGAACGACTTGCAAAAGGCCCAGGAGCAGATGACGGAATCGGAAGTGGTGGTCGATAGCCTGGAACGGGACACCGACTATGTGATGGACATTGCAGAGGGCTGGCGGCACGTCTCTGAAGCGGATGGTGCGGAGGATTTGCCGTTCAACCGCGCTAACGTCTGGCTGATGCTGAACAACTACCCCAACGCGGCCAGCGTGATTGTCGCCGCGTTTTTTGAAGCGACTCTCGGGGGCGGCAAGCGAAAAAACTAGAGGACGCGGCCAGCCATTGGGCCGCGCCTTCCAGACCGCACGCCGGCAACGACGATCTGGCCGAGGCCATGCGGGCCTTTGGCGCACCCGAGGAGGTCATCCATGACACGCTGGAAAGCCAGGTGGAAGACGACGGCCAATGTGAGGTCTGGGAGGAAAACTGGGACACGCTGATGGTGTTCCTGGCACTTCAGACGCAATGGCGGCGGGAAATTCCCGCCATGTCCGGGCAGATGATCTGGCACGGGCTGGATTACCCGGCGATGGAATCGACGCTGCGGATGATGGGGCACTGGAAGAAGGCCGGCGAGATATTTGACGGACTGCGAATCATGGAATCAGCGGCACTGCCGATTTTGAACAAGCCGAGCAAGAAGTAGGGTCTTTATGAACTCATCGATGCACCTTGGGATTACCCTGACGGCAGATGGCAGAAATGCCGAAGCCAACATTGGTAAGGTCGTCAAGAATATCGAGCAGGTCGGCAATAGTTCAAAAAAAGCCGCGCAGAGTCTCGGCGGCATTGAAAAAGCTACTCAGGGACTTGGCAACGCGGCAACCACTGCGGGCCGCGCCTTGGCGGGATTGGGAGTGGCCTTTTCAGCCCGTCAAATGATTCAGACCGCCGATGCCTATTCCGGCATCGTCGCCAAGCTCAAACTCGTCTCGGGGTCCACCCAAGAGTTTGCCGCTGCCCAGTCACAACTGTTTGAAATCAGTCAGCGCAACATGACGCCGCTGGCGGAAACCGTGCAGCTTTATTCGCGGCTGGCCACGTCGATGCGTGATCTGGGCCGATCCCAAGCCGACACCCTGGCCATCACCGATCTGGTCGGTAAGTCCATCCGCATCTCCGGTGCCGATGCCTCCAGTGCAGCGGCGGGCATCCTCCAGTTTGCCCAGGCCATCGGCTCCGGCGTCCTTCGGGGCGACGAGTTCAACTCGATGATGGAGAACTCGCCACGTCTCGCCAAAGCACTGGCCGATGGGCTGAATGTACCGATCGGCGCGTTGAGAGAAATGGCCGCGCAGGGTGAATTGACTGCCGATAAGGTCGTCAATGCCATCCTTTCGCAGTCGGACGCCATCAAGCGTGAATATACCCAGATGCCGGTCACGATATCTGGCGCGTTTCAGCAGATCCAAAACGCCTTTACCAGTTATATAGGCAAGGCCGATCAAGCCTCTGGCTCATCAAAAGAACTGGCTGAATCGCTGTCTTTGATTGCCAAAAACATGGACACGTTGATGACGCCAATCAGCAAGGTTGTCAGCGGATGGGCGCTCATAATAGAAGGCTTTGACAAGCTCACCAAGCGGGCAAAAGCCATTGAAGAGATGAATGCCAATCGGTCTGCTCGTGGCATCTTTGGCACACCATCAGAACAGGAGTTAGCTGCAATCAATGCGGCGTCAGCTTCAAAGCCAGATGTGAACGAGGCCATCAGCAAGGAAGAATGGGAGTCTAGGAAACAGCAGCAAAAACAATTCTTCGACGGCGTAAAACGCGGGGCCAATGATGCCGCGCTGGCCATGACCAAGCTCTCTGAAAAGCAAAAAGCCGTCGCTCAAATTGTCATCGAGACGGCCAAAGCCTACAAGGTCGATCCCGCCTTTGCGCTGGCGATTGCCCAGCAGGAAAGCGGCTTCAACCAGTTGGCCAAGTCCGCTGTGGGTGCGCGGGGTGTCATGCAGTTGATGCCGGGCACCGCCAAGCAGTTGGGCGTCAATTTCAACGACCTGAACGACAACATCAAGGGCGGGGTCATGTACCTGGCCCAGCAGGAAAAGCAGTTCAAATCCTTGCGACTGGCGGCGGCAGCGTACAACGCTGGCCCCGGCAACGTGCAGAAATTCGGTGGCGTGCCGCCGTTCAAAGAGACGCAGAACTATGTCGTCTCGGTCGGGGCGCTGTATGAGAAGTGGCAGAATGTCCTCGGCGCGCAGGGTGAGTCCTTCACCTCCGCCAAAGACCAGGCTGATGAACTCGGCACCGCGTTCAATCGCCTGAAAACCCATCAGGACGATCAGGTGAAACGGGCCGAGGAATACGCCAAGGTTCAGGTCGAGCAGATCAAGACCCGACTGGCGGCGATGGATCAGGAGCGCGAAGCCGCTGCCCGTCTGACCGCTGAACAACTGGCCGGGGCCAAGACCTACGAGGACAGGGCCAGGATTATCGAAGCCGCGCAAGCCAAAGCCGCCGAATACAACGCCCAGGCGCTGGAGATGGTGCGGGCCGAATACGACGCCCAGCAGCAGGCACTGGAAGCCAAGAAGCAAGCCTATCAGGCTGAACTGGCCCAGGCTGACAAGTACAACGTCAGCATAGACGATCAATTCAAGCTGAAGCAGGCCATCCGTGCTGCCGATAACGACTTGCTGTTGCTGGCCGAAAACCGCGCCCAAGCAGAAATCACCGCCGCCGGCAAGGTCAACGAATTTGCCAAGCAATCCGCCGATCTCAAGCGCAACGAAGTCACCGCCATCGACGGCATCATCCAGGCTTATCAGCGCCAAGCCGACATTCTCGACCGCCTGACCGCCGCCAAGCAGGCGGGGGCCAATGCCGACCAGCTGGCCCTGCTGAATGACTACTATCAGTCCACCGGCAACCTGCCGGAACTGATATCGCCGGATCAGATTGCGCGGATGCAGCAATACATCCTTTCGACCCAGGCGCTGAAAGGGGCGGTGGATGAACTGACGGGATCGCAGAAGAAGAGTCAGGAGCAGTCGGTCGCTGATGAACAACTTCGGCTCAATCAAGCATGGGACGAAGCGGCCCAACGCATGATTGAGTACGCCAAAAGCTATGAGGAAGCCTTTGGCAGGATGGGCAAGTCGCTGGCTGGCGTATCCGAAGCCATGGCGCTGTATGACAAGCGACTCAAGCAAATTGACCGAGACAGAAAGGCTACGATTGCCAAGTCGGGTGACGATGAAGCCAAAAAGCTCGGCGCAGAGCAGAAAGGCCAGCTAGAAACCCTCGGCGCGACGTTTGACATGCTCGGCAATGTAGCCGGCGCCATGCGGAACATGTACGAGGACGGCACTTCTGGATACAAAGCCATGGCTGTGGCTCAACAGGCACTGCAAATGGCGACCCAAGTCACGAACATTGCGCTGGGTATTCAGGCCATTCTGAATCAGGCCAGCGGCGACCCCTATTCAGCCATACCGAGAATGATCGCCATGGCCGGTATGGTGGCAAGCCTGATCGGATCAGCCATCGGCGCTTTTGGAGGAGGCGGCGGAGGTACCCGCAATGACCCAAACTCTTCCGAAAACAGGCAAAAGCTGGCCGGGACCGGAACGGTGCTGGGCGATGCCAACGCAAAGTCGGAGTCCATTGCCAAATCCCTTGAGATTATTCGAGACAACAGCAGCAACGATCTGACATATTCCGCCGCCATGCTCAGGGCGCTGGAGAATATTGAGCTTTCCATTAAAGGCACTACCAATGCCGCATTGCTGAACTTCCGAAGCATTGCTGCGGGCATGGCTGATGGCGGCAAAGGCTATGCCGGTATTAACGAAAACAAATCAATTTCTGACTGGGGTATCGCGTTTCCAAAAGCACTATTGTCGGACATCTTCAAGATGGGCATGGATTCTGGTGTGGCCTATGTCAGCAACAACCGCAACGGGGTTGATTCGAAGATGCTGCTGGATGGCATTACCGGCCCCGGCAAGCAGATTGAACGAACCATCATTGGTATTTCAGCTGCGTTGGTTGAAGGCGGCAAGACGTTCGGCCTGACGGCGGATGATTTTAAGAAGCGTTTAAGCACCTTCGTTGTCGATCTAGGCATTATCTCGCTGAAAGGACTGAGCGGCGATGATATGGAGAAACAACTCGCCGCCATCATGAGCAATTTGTCCGACAAGATGGCAGCGGCATTCATGCCTGGGCTTGAGTCATTCCAGCAAGTAGGCGAAGGATACGCACAGACATTTTGGCGTTTGGCCGAGGGTGTTAATCGCGCTCAGGGAGAGCTGGAGCGCCTTGGGTTGTCTGCTATCAAGTACACCCAGATCATCAATAAGCAGGGCGATGTTGCGGCAGAAATCGTGCGGCAGACGCTGGCCGGACAAAAAACGCTTGCGGTAGGGGTTCGTCAGTACGTCAACGAACTGACTGGCAAGGCGGACGACATTATTGCGGCTTACAAAAAGCTGATCCAGGCCAGTGACAAAATGAAGACCGCTGGCATCGGTGACAGCAACCTCGACCGCACCATGATTAACGCGGCGGGTGGGCTAGATGCCTTCAATGCCGCGATGGAAGCCTTCAACGAGAACTTTGTCTCCGAGGCTGACCGTTACGCGGGCGATGTGCGCGTCCTGGCCGAGCAGTTCGGCAAGTTCGGGCAAGTCATGCCATCCAGTAAGGAAGGTTTCGCCGCCATGATTCGTGGCATTGACCAAAGCACCGACGCCGGGAAGACACTCTTCGGCCAGATGATCGCCCTGTCCGAGTCCTTTGCCCAGGTGGCCAACGAAGCGCAAGCCATCCGCGACAAATACGACGCCATCCTCGACCCATTCAAAGCCATCAGCGACCAGATCAAACAGGTCGGCACCGACTTCGGCAAGCTGATCGGGGGCGTCAGCGGCGACTCGCAAGCCCGTATCGACGCCATTGGCAATGCCGCCAGCGATGCGCGTGATCCTTTGTTTGCCGAGCGCAATCGCCTGATGAAGCGCATCAAGGCCCGCTTCGGTGGCGTGGCGCAGATGAATGAAGAGGTGGCGTACTGGGAGCGCAAGCTGGCCGACGAACTGGCCAAGGCACCCAGGAAGCAAAACAAGGAAGTCATCAAGACCTTAAAGACCAAGATTGCCCGCTGGTCCAACCTCAACAGCGAACTCAATGCGCTGAATGAGGAACTGGCGCAGATCATGGCCAAGGAGGGCATGGATAAAGCCGCCGAGATCGCCCGCGTCGCCCTGGAGAAGCAGGCCATCATCGATGATGCCCGTCTAGCCATGGGTTCGACGCTGGAAGATATCTTCAACAGCATCGTCCAGACCATCCAGCAGGCCCAGCAACGCCTCCAGTCCGTGCTGGACTTGCAGAAGTCTATCGCCAGCCAGATTGCCCAGCTTCAAGGCCCGCAAGCCGTCTTCGGACTTGCCAGCACTGACCGCAACAACGCCTTCGGCGCTATCGACACCTACATCACCAGCCTGTCCGATGGCCGAGCGCGGGATGTCAGTGTCGAGGTGGGTCTGCTGAATACCGCCCAGCAAGCCGTGATGGCGAAATACAACGCCGAAGTCGCCGCCATTCAGGAAGCACAGCAAGCCTACATCGCCGCCGAGACCGAGAAGCTCAACGCCGCCTTGCAGCTGCAGATCGACGCGATTAACGCCGCGACCGACGCCGCTATCGAAGCCGAGAATGACCGGCTGGAAGCGGCTATCAAGGCGCAGTCGAAGAGTGACGAAGCCGCCATCAAGTCACAGCAGAAGCAATTCGACGCGGCCAACAAGCTGACGCAGAAGCAATTCGATGCCGAGATCAAGGCCGAACAGAAAGCCTTTGATGCGGCCAACAAGCTGACTCAGAAGCAGTTCGACCAGGAGCAGAAGGCGCTGCAAAAAGCCCACGATGCTCAACTGAAGGCGCTGGGCGATGAACTCGATGCGGCTAACAAACTGCGGGACGCGATCAAAGGCATCCAGGACTATGTGCGCGGCATGGCTTTAGGTGGCAACAGCCCGTTGTCACCTGAACAACGTCTGGCCGAAGCCCAGCGGCAGTATCAGGATTTACTCGCCCGCGCCCAAGGCGGCGATGCCGATGCGATGCAGAAGCTGTCCGGTGCGTCGGATGCCTACCTTGAAGCCAGCAAGCAGTATTACGGCTCCGGCACGCAGTATGCCAACACCTTTGATGCCGTGAAGAATGCCATGTCCGCTATTGGCGGCATGTCAGCCCCCGATCCCGATTCCATCCAGTCTCGTATCGACCTGCTGCGGGAAGCGCAGGCTGAAGAGATGGACAAGCTGCGCGAGTTGCAATCCGAAAAGCTGGATGCCATCCGCGAAAGCCAATCCGAGCGGCTGGATGCGCTGCGCGAGAGCCAAGCCGAGCGCCTGGATGCCATCCGCGAGATTCAGGCGGATCAACTCGACGCAATCCGTAAATCCCAGCAGGACAACCTCGACGCCATGCGCGAGGCCAGCCAGAAGGCCACCGACGCGATCCGCGAGGCCGCACAGAAGCAGATTGAGGAAGCGCAGAAGCAGACTCAACAGGCCATCGCTGACCTATCCGACCCGAACAAGAACGAAGCCATGCGGGCGGCACGGGAAGCGGCTGAACGCGATCTGGGCAAGCTGGCTGAACTGGCTGAACTCACACGCATTGAAGCCGCCAAGCAAGCCGAGGAAGCCAAGCAGAAAGCGCAGGAACAAGCCGACGCCGCCCTGAAGATGGCGCAGGATCAACTTGCCGCGCTGCAAGCCGGAACCCGGCTCAACCAGGCGCAGCTGGAAGCCCTCAACAGCATCCTCATGGGCAACGGGCTGAGTGCCATCCCCATTCCGCAATATGCCAAGGGCGGCTATGCCCAAGCGGGTCTCGCCCTGGTGGGTGAACAAGGCCCGGAGATCGTCCGCTTCGAGCGCCCCGCCCAGGTGATGACCGCCGACGAAACCCGCGATGCCCTGCGCGGTGGCAATGACGGCAAGATCGTTCAGGCCATTGCCGAACTCAAGGCCGAGATGCGGGCCGTCGTCGTCACGCAATCGAATGCCAACCCGCAAATCATCGACAAGCTGTCCGGCATGGAAGCCCGACTGAGCAAGATGGAACGCACTCAACGCTTTAACGTAGGAGCCTGAACCGATGGCCGACAAGAAAATCAGTCAACTCAATGCCGCGACCACGATCTTTGACGCGGATGACTTTGCCGTGGTGCAGGACGGTGAGACGAAGCAGACGAATGCTTCGGTGGTCAAAACCTACGTCAAGGCGGGGTTTACCAAAGCGGATGCGGGTTTAGGCAACGTCGATAACACCTCGGACGCGACGAAGAACAGCGCCACGGCAACGCTGACCAACAAAACGATTTCCGGCAGCAGCAACACGCTCTCCAACATCGGCAATTCCAGCCTGACCAACTCGGCCATTACTTTCGGGGCAACGTCGCAGGCCTTGGGATCGACCGTATCGGCTTTGAACGCGGTTTCGATAGGCGGGACGACCGCCGCCGCAGGTGCATTCACTACCCTCTCAGCCTCATCCACTGTCTCCGGCACGGGCTTCTCAACCTACCTCGCCTCGCCTCCTGCTATCGGCGGCACAACTCCTGCGGCGGGTACTTTTACCAATCTTGCTTACACCGGCACGCTCACGGGCGGCACGGGTGTTATAGCTATCGGCACTAACCAGATTTACAAGGATGCGTCAGGCAACCTCGGACTGGGAGTAACGCCAACAAATGCTTCGACCACTATTAGGACATTTGAGTTAGCATCTAATTCATCAAGAACTGGAAACGGCATTACACAGCAAGCGGCAAACAGCTTTATCCAGTTAAACTCAAATACAAAATACGACGCATCTGGTAATGCGTTATACGCTCAGACAGTCCCCGCAGCCACCTACGACCAATTTAACGGCGCACATCGTTGGTCCACAGCCCCCTACGGCACTGCAGGTAGTGCGATAAGTTTCACCCAAGCGATGACCCTGACAGCGGCGGGGGTTTTTCAATTAGGCAGCGCCATCAGCCTCGACCCCACGACTGCGAATGCGCTGGTGGTCAATAGTAGTGGGGATGTGGGGATTGGGACGGCTTCGCCGCTGGGAAAACTAGACATAAGTTACGCAGGTAACTCCACTAATGCCTATACGATGGTCATCGGTGCTGGCGAAAACACCACAAATCGCCCAAATGCGACACACAAACTAGCCAGAATTGCATCAGTGCACTATACCAATGCACAAAAACCGTTCGGTGTAATCCTTACATCAAGTAACAGCACTGATAACACTATTACTTTTGGCGGTGGTACAGGCAGTTTTACTGCGGCTACTAGTATAGGTTTCGTCACGGCTGCAAACAACACAACTAATATCGGAACGGCTAGGTTCGCGGTAAAACCGAATGGGCAAGTCAGATTTGTGCCTTTATCAGCGGACCCGTCAGGTGCAGAAACGGGTGATGTCTATTACAACTCGTCCATCAATAAACTAAAAGTTCGCACCTCAGCAGGGTGGGAAACGATTACTAGCGCGTTATAAGAGGATAAAACAATGGCCGATTACAAAGAAACTGACGTATCCGGTGTCGCATGGCAACGAGCGTATCAAATCCTGATTCTGAACCCACTAGGCGAACTGCCGACGGTGCGGTATGACGAAGAGCAGGTGATTAACCTCAATGATGGACAGATCAAGCAATTTGTCGGCAATCTGGGCTACACGATTGACCCGGAGGGCGTGATTGAACTGCGTGATCCAGAAACCTTGGAACTGACCGGCGAAACCATCCCGGTAGCGACGGTGCATGTGGCCCTGCTGTCCGACTATATCAATCGGGCGCTGGCGAGAGATTCCGCAGTCAACCTGATCCCCCCGGTCGTTGAACCGGCACCTGAAATCACTGAAACATCCGAAGAGGAATAAACCATGCCCGAAAAAATCAGCTTATCCACGAACCTGGTCAATAACCTGCTGGCCTATCTCGGCACCAAGCCGTTTGCAGAAGTCAGCCAGTTGATCCAGGCGGTCCAGCAGGAAGCCCAGGGCCAGATCAGCCCGCCTGAGGAAGCGGCGGCTGAATAACTTGTACTGAGCGAAGTCGAAGTATGTCCTTCTACCTCCTTCTCGAAACCACCGACCGGCTCTTAACCGAAGCGTCGGATCGCCTCCTGCTGGATCAAGCGCCAGCGGATAAGGCGTTTTTTGTCCGCCGCTTCACGCATATCTTCCTCGCGGAAATCGAAGCGTATGACCCGGCGACCGAGACGACCAAGACCTGGCTATTTGCCAGTGGGTCAGGCTTTGACAAGGCGGGGGATTTCTACACGCCGCGCATGGAGAATCCGGCGACGTTCAGCCGGTCCATGTCGGGCCTATCAGGCCGCACCGGGCAGTCGTTCGGGGAACTGACGCTTCTCAATCCCGACAACGCCATTGCCGCGTTGGGTGAGGACTTCTTCGACGGACGCACCCTGACGCTGAAGTGGGGCGACCGCGATGGCACGTATGCCAGCTTCCAGACCATTCTGGTGGCGACCATTGAAATGCTGGGCATTGAGAAGGACCGCTTGAGCTTTCGGCTACGCGACAAGGCCATCACGCTGGACCAGCCGTTTGCGACCGTCAAGTATGCGGGCAGCAACGCCCTACCGCTCGGCGTGGAAGGCACGCCCGATGACATCCAGGACCAAATCAAGCCGCGCCTCTTTGGCCGCATCGCGCTGATGCAGCCGGTGCTGGTCAACACCGCCAAGCTGATCTATCAAGTCAACGAGCAGGCGGTGGATGCCGTGCTGAATGTGTTTGACGGGGGCGCGTATCTGACCAAGGCCAGCGATTACAACAGCCTGTCGGACCTCTACGCCTTTGACCCACCCGCAGGCCAGTGGCGGGCGTTTCCCCCGCTGGGGCTGATACGGCTGGGGTCCACACCCATCAATACGCTGTCGGTATCGGTGGTCGAGAAATGGGACCACCTCCAGAACACCGCAGCCGGACTGATCCAGCGCATCCTCACCGAGAAGGGGGTGACGAACTGGGTAGCCGCTGACTTCACGACGCTGAACCAGAATAACGCCGGGTCCATCGGCATCGTCGTGGACGGCGAAGAGACGACCGCCAGTCTGCTGGATCGCATCTGCGCCAGTGTCGGCGCGTGGTGGGGCTTTGATGCCTTGGGCCGGTTCCGGGTGGCCCGCTTTGAAGCGCCCACCGGATCAGCCGTGGCGACGCTGACCGATGACCTCATCATCGATGCCGAACGCCAGCCAGAGACGCAGTTGCCGTTCTGGTCGGTCAAGGTCAAGGCCGACATCAATTATGCCGTGCAAGACAAGAACGGATTGGCGGGCGTCGTCACGGAATCGCGGGCTGCGTGGCTGAAGGAAGCCAGCCGCGAACAGAAGGCCGAAAACGCCACCGTCAAAACCACTCGCTTGCTGGCCGAGGAAATCACCTACGACACGGCGCTGAACGGCATCAGCATTGCCCAGGCCGAAGCCGCCCGACGCTTGAACCTCTATGCCGTTCGGCGCGATGTCGTCAACCTCACGCTGGCCAATCCGCAGCAGTATTACACCAGCCTCGACTTGGGCGCGGTCGTCAATCTGGCTTCGACCCGTCTCGGCTACGGCACCGGGCGACTGATGACCGTCACCAGCGTGGGTGTGGATTATCAAACCAATACCATCGACCTGACCTTGTGGGGATAGCATGGCTTTTATCTTAGGGTACGCAAACCAAGTCGATGATGCCCCCGTCTCGGGTGGCAGTTGGAACGCCAGCTACCCGCTGACCAACATCAAAACCCGCTATCTCTATCAGCGGGCGCGGTCTACCAGTGCGTTGGCCAGTGCCAGCACAATGGTGATTGATACCGGCGAAAACCAGACCATTGGCGTGGTGGCGTTGATTCGCACGAACCTGACAACGAATGCCACGGTGCGGATTCAGGGCTATAGCAATGCGGGGCTGACGACGCTGGTCTACGATTCGACGGCGTTGGCCGTCAGCGTACCGGGCGAGTTCGCTCACGCCTTCACGCCAACGGCGGCGCGTTATTGGCGCATCATCATCACGAATACCGGCAACCCGGATGGCTATATCGAAGTGGGCCGCGTCTTCATCGGCTGGAAGTTTGAGCCAGAAGTCTGCACAGACTGGGGTATGTCTATCGGCGTCGAATCGCAGACCACCGTCATGCAAGCCTTGGCAGGCCCTGAGTATTTCGACAGCCGCCCGAATCGCCGCATCATCACCGGCCAATGGTCTTGGCTGACACAGGTCGAGGCGCATGGGGTTTATCTCAGCATCCTACGTGAGCAGGACGTGGAGAAAGAGGTGTATGCCATCTTCGACCCGGACACGCCGTTTCCCGACCAGTGCTGGTTCTTGGGGCGCTTCAGGACACTGAATGCCATCGAATGGCCTTACCTTGACCGGCACTCAGTCGGCTTCGAGATTGGAGAGGTGCTGTAATGGCCCTCTATCGCCAGACCGCCACCCAGTTCATCGGTGAGTTCGCCAGCAATCCGGGTACCGGCTGGGTACTGATTGCCGCGCAGCCGACCGACACCCTCGCCAACCGCGTCACCTGGTGGCGCAATCTGGACAAGGGGACCTTCACCTCCGCGTGGCATCCGTCCGAACTCGCGGGGGCTGAAGTGCCAGGGCGTGACACCAACGCCGGATCGGGTATCAACATTCTGCCGAACGATTACAGCAGCTTCGAGTGGGCCGGGGCGATGCCGCCCAATTACACCAGCGGCATGACCGTCAACCGCACGGCAGCGGCCACCTATCACGGGCAGTATGGCGTTCGACTCACCACCACCTCGGCAGGTGGCACCGTCTGGCTGGCCGCAAGTGGCTCTGACTTCAACATCCCGCTGGCCGCGTCATCGAAGTGGATCGTCTCGGCCCATGTCAGGCCGCTGACGAATGCGGCGGTCAGCCTGTCATTGCGACTCAAGACGCAAGGCGGCACCACGCATACCGTGGCGCTGACCTCGGGCGCATCGTCCACCGGCTGGGTGCGCGTCTCCGGTGTGCTGGACTTGTCGAGTGACACGTCCGCCTTCGGGCAATTGGGCGTCAGCCTCACGAACAACAGCACCAGCCTCGACATTGACGGCTTGATGCTGGAAGAGAAGATCGGGCCTTACGACACGGCCAGCACCTTCTACAGCCCGTGGGGCAATGGGCTGTCCGGCGGTGAGATCGGCGACGGCAGCATTGTCCAGGACAAGCTGTTTGGCGAATTGGCGGATCGCATTGACCTCATCGACGCTTCGGCGCTGATACCCGGTTCCGTCAATGCGCGACTGGCTGACCAATACGGCACCCTCGTTCAGCAGATCAGCGAGGTCTCGGTCGGCAACGGGCAGTTTGACAGCAAGATCATCTGGTACTTCGACGCCGCTTCTGAAATCACCGGCTGGACCGGCACCAGTGCCTCACTGGCCGTCTCTGGCGGCTATCTGACCGTCACCGGCACGGGCAGCAATCCCAAGTTCAAGACGGCCACCATCGCCGTCGATGGTTCCGCCTATCAGCTTGTTCGCCTGCGCGTAAAGCGCACGGGCGGCAGCGGTTGGACTGGCACCCTGCGCTATTACTACTCAGGCGGCTCGGATGTCGTCACTATCAGCGAACCGGCGCAGATTGGCGTTGAATACGTTGAGGCCAGTTGGGACATGGCGGGCGTGGCCCTCTGGACCGGCAACACCATCACCGCTGTCGAAATACAACTGGGTACGGCCTCCGGCGATAACTACTCTATCGACTGGATGGGTGTCGGGCGTAATGCGCCGGGTGCGTCGTTCTCGCAGGTCGAAGCCGTGCGGGTGCTGTCCGACAACAAGACGCGGGTGTTTTACTCGGCCACCAACCCGGTTTCCGACAGCACTTACACGCTCAAAGTCAACGACCTGTTATTCCGCACCGATCAGGGCAACAAGCCTTACCGCTGGAACGGTAGTGCCTGGGTGGAGACGACCGACACCCGCCTCGCCGACAGTTGGTCTGAAATCCTCGACATCCGCAACGCCACGGCCAACCCCTCCGGTGCCGCCGCCCAGCGCATCAACAGCATCAGTGCCACGGCCAGCAGCAAGAACCGGACGTTCTACCAGGCCAGCACATCCAGCCCATCATCGCCCACCACGGGTGACTTGTGGTTTCAGACGGACCAAGGCAACAAGGCATTCCGCTGGAGTGGTTCGGCGTGGGTGGAGACGACCGACACGCGCTTGCCCACGGCAGTGGCCAGCATCAACACCATCGAAACCGCCCGCATTGGCTATTGCACCATCGGCGGCAACACATCCGTGCATGGCGATAAGACCGCTTGTGAAGCCGCAGGCGGCACATGGGCCACGGGCCTGCCTTGGGCGACCGCCGTCCGACAAGTCAGCATCACCGCCGGCAACGGCCAGTCGGCCACGGTGCAGCAGCAGTTCGAGACGATCTATGGGGCCGGGGGCTTACGAGCGCAATACAACGTCAAGCTGGACGTCAACGGCTACACCGTCGGCTACGGACTTTTTAATGAAGGGCCAAACGCCAATGGCTTCATTGTCAGGGCGGATAAGTTCGTCGTCGGATCGGCGGGCAGCAATGTCGTGCCGTTTGAGATTGTGGGCGGCATTACTTACATCAAGGAAGCCGTTATCCGTGATGGCACCATCACCGATGCCAAAATCGGCACGCTAAACGCCAGCAAGATCACAGGCGGTTTTATCAGTGCCGACCGGATTGAAGCGAACAGCATCACAGCCGCCAAGATCGACTCTCGAGGGCTTTCCATCAAAGATGCCAGCGGCAATGTCATTTTCTCATCGGGCGTCCCTTTATCGTCCAGCAACATCACCCCTGCGGCTGGCTGGCTGAACAGCAATATCAGCCTCAACAGCAACGGCACCCTGTCCGGCGCGGGCGGCGGCTCGGTCAGCATTACCGGCCTCGGCTATACGGGCGCACTTGATGCGACCAAAAATCAAATCTGGCAGCAGACGACTCCGCCCACAACGGGTGTCACCAATGGCGATATCTGGATTGACACGGATGACAATAACAAGCTCTACCTGAGATCAGGGGGCGCTTGGGTCTTGCGCCGAGATGGGGGCATTGATGCTGCACTGACTGCGGCTTCATCCGCACAAGACACCGCAGACGGCAAGATCGACACGTTCTATCAGACGACCGCGCCGACCTCTGGCATGTCATTAGGCGATCTCTGGTTTGACACCGACGACGGCAACAAGCTCTACCGCTACAGCGGCATGGCATGGGTGGTAGCCCAAGACCAATCCATCGGCACCGCCATCAATAGTGCCGCCACCGCGCAATCAACGGCGGATGGAAAGATCACCACCTACTTCGCCACGACCGCACCAGCGGGCACCAAAGCTGTGGGCGATCTTTGGTACAACGACACTACCAAGCTATTGCAACGCTGGACCGGCAGCGCATGGGTCACGGTGTCCAACAGTTACACCAACACCAATCAACTCACGGATGGCGCAGGCTTAGGCACGACGGCTAACTGGACGGGCGTCACTGGCGTCCCCTACGAAACCATCTTCAACAACGATGATTCCGTGGCGATGGGCTTTAACCCGACGTTTTCGGAATGGACAGGGGCGTACCCAGCAGGTTGGGGCGCCTGGTCTGGCACGGCACCCACGAAAGAAACCAGCTTGGTTCGCGTCGGTAATTTCTCGGTGCGCTTTGACATCGCCTCGGGCGACCGGGGCATGTTGCGATTGCACACCTTTGGCACCACGCCGATGCCGGTGGGCACGTTCGTAGCGGGATCGGTAGACTTCTACATGGTGTCTCGAACCGCTGGGTTGCCGGGGATCTTGGTGGACCTGTACACCAACAATGCCTTCTCGACCTTCGTCCGCGTCGCGGTTCAGCCCCCGGCTACCGCCACCGGGGCTTGGCAGCGCGTACCCTGGTCTGCCCGTGTTGCCAGCAATCAGCAGATATTCGGCATCCGCATCTATGTGATGGGGTCGTGGTCTGGATTGGCCTCTGGCCCCTTTGTTGGCTCCGCGATCATCGACAACCTTCGCTTTGCGCTGTTTGACTCAACGACAGATAACAAATCAATCTCGATTCAGGATAGTAGCGGCACCGTTTCAATCATCAACGCGGGCGGCGGTTCTTTTACCGGCATCACGACCAACAACCCGATCAGCCTGTCGAATATCAGCACCTTCATTCAAGGCGCGGCCATCGGCACGGCCTATATCGCGGATGCGGCGATTACCAATGCGAAGATACTTAACGCCACGATTACCGGGGCCAAGATTGCCAGCGCCACGATTACGGATGCCAATATCGCTAACGCCACAATCAGTAGTGCGAAGATTGTTAGCCTCAGCGCGGACCAGATTACCGCAGGCACCATCGGCGCACAGACGATCACGCTCAACGGATCGTCCTCCATCCTGCGCTCCAGCACCTATGTGGCCGGGTCAGCCGGTTGGCAGATTCGCGGCGATGGCGCATTAGAAGCCAATACCGGGACATTCCGTAATGTCACGGTGACAGGGACTTTAACCGCCACGACGATTTATAACGGCACGTGGACGCTGGGCAATATCCCAACCATCACCGCTGACAAGATTGCGGCCAACGCGATTACAGCCGTCAAGATTGACGCGAATGCAGTGACCGCTGACAAGATTTTAGCGGGCAGTATCACTACCGGCAAACTCAACTTTACGCCAGTGCAGGCGGGTGGTGCGGCAGCAGATATCAATACCTATGGGACTCAAATTGACGGTGCTAGGATACAAACGGGGACGCTGACAGCGGCGCAGATACAGGCGGGCACTATTACAGCCGATAAAATTATCCTCGGCGGTATTACGACGGATAGGATTGGCGAAAACGCTGTCACTGAAATCCTGGGCGGTGGCAACAGCCAGCTTATATACCCAGCCATTGGCTCATGGATAGTGTCAGCCAGCCAATCGTTACCCGCCAACAGCAATCGCGGAACAGTCATCATTCAATGGAATGTAAGCGTTGCCAGCTACCAGGCAATGGACATTAACGTATATTTGAGAGTAAGGAACGGGTCAACAATAGTTGCAGGATATATTGGAAATTATGGGTCGGCTTCTTTGCTTTATATCGACAGCTCACCTTCTACCGGCGTTCAATCTTACACATTTGAGATATATTGGGTAGACCCTACAGGGCATGGTAGTAGCGGCGGAATCTCAAGGGACAGCTACTTATATGTGATGGATGTTAAGCGATGATAGACGTAACGTATTACGACAAATCAACGGGGGTGCTTGGCGAGGCGTGGTTCTACCCTTCTGAAGAATCCAAAGACCTCAACGTACAGGGCCGAGACTATGTGGACGGCAAATGGGACAGCCGAACCCATTACATCCTCAACGGCCAAGCCACCGAACGCCCAACTTCCCCCGTTACGCTCTCCGGTCTCACCCTCCAAGGCGTCCCGGCTGGCTCAACGCTGACGATTAAGGGGGAGAGATACGAAAACGTGGAAGGCGATGTGGAGCTGGAGTTTCCGCTACCCGGCACCTACCGGCTGCGGGTTGAGTGCTGGCCGTATAAGGATTGGGAGGGGGAGGTGGAGGTCCCATGAAGATTCGACATGTCAGAGATTATTGCGAGGCAAGGAAGGAAGCCTATCCGCCAGTTGGCGATCAGCTTGATGCGCTTTTCCGCCACTTCGCTTCAGACCCGGATAACGTCCCTGCTGAGTTGCAGGGATGGGTGGATGCTTGCATGGCGGTCAAGGAAAAGTATCCGAAGGCCGAATAATCACCACAACTGCGCGGCCAGATCGCTCCCGCGCAGATTGCTGTAACGCCTCAACATTCTCGGATCGCGGTGGCCCGTGATGAGGCTGATCTGAAGATCGCTCAACTGAGTGCGCTCAAACAGTCGGCAAGTGGCCTCATGCCTGAGATCGTGAAAATGCAGGGCATCACAGCCAGCTTTCTTGGCAATCTGCGCCCAGTAAAAACCCACCCGTAGCGTCGTCTTGCGCCGGTCGCCGTCATGGAAGAACGGAAACACCAGACCCTCGCCGCCGTCTTTCAGTAATTCCAATGCCACGGATGACAGCGGCACCTGTCGCTTGTCGCCGTTCTTGGTTTGATCCAGAAATATCGTGCGCTTACCGAGATCCACCTGACTCCAGGTCAGCGTGTACAGCTCAGAAAGCCGCATTGCAGTCTCAAGCGCCAGCGTAAAAAGCCGCAACATATCCGGCTGACCGCCCATAACCTCCCGCAACCTCCCTTCCTCGCCCGGTTCCAGGCGACGATCACGGGCACTATCTGTCACCCGCTCACCATCGGCAGGGGTGTACGCGGAATAATTGCGGGGCAGTGACCGCACGACATTGATGGTGATGATTTCGCGATGCACGGCAATATCCAGCGCCCTGGCCAACGCGCCGACCCGCTTTTTAATGCTACCCGGCGTCAGTCGTCGGGATTTCATGGCCGTCACCCAGTCGGCGAGGTGCTTCTGATTGATGCGATTCAAGGGCCAGTGGCCGACTTCTTTGCTGATGATGGGCAGCAGTGGCTTATCTGAGGCAGAAGGGTTGGAAGAGTGTTCATACTCGCCCAGCCATTTGGCCACGGTGTAATGGCTGGCGACGGTTTCGATGTAATAGCTTTGCGGCAGCGTCCCGGCAGCAATTTCAGCCTCCATGCGTTCCGCCCAGGCTTTTGCCTGCGCTTCCGTATCGGCACTGGAGTGGATAGGGCGGGGCAGGGTGTGGTGTTTGATGACGATCTCATAGGTGCCGGATCGTCTCTTTCTGATGTACGCCATAAACCCCCTCCTAGATGGACTTTTCGCGCCGTTTAGTCGGGCGGTTGACCGACTGGAGGTAGGATTTTAGGGTTTTTTAGGCGGTTTTCAAGTCGGTCAAAACGTCGCGTTTTGACGTAAGTGCTTGATTTTGTGGAGGCGCGTGGCGGAGTCGAACCGCCCTAGATGGATTTGCAAGGAACCTAAAGCCGCGCCACGCATGGGTTTTAGTACAAAACCGACCGCCTAACCGACCGCGTGAATTTTTCGTGGGCGTCCTGCCGACCTTTTGGGAGGTTCGACATTTGCCATTGCAATGACCATCTCACGGCGGGCGCGTTGTTCTTCCCTGGCGCGTTCTGCCAGCCAGTTTATCAGTTCGTCTCGTAAAAACAGCCATTGGCCTGCCAGCCAGATGGCCGGAATCGCCCCCTCACGGGCCATCTTGGCGGCAAACTTCTCGCTGACATGCAGCAACGCCGCCGCGCCTTTGGTGTCGAGTGTTTCAGCGTTCACAGTTCTCCTCCTGTATATACAAATCAATTCCGTCCCGGCAGATCATGTTGGTGATCGGCGTCCGCTCCCCACCCGTGTTGCGCTGGACGTAGCGGGCGCAGGTTTGCCGCCGGTCGCAGATTCGGTAGATTCCCGACTCCTCCAGTGAGCCAAGGCAGCGGGACACGTCATTCAGCAGGCGCATTGTCCCAGGCCTCTATCGTTTGCTGAGTCCGCCGCAGTTCCAGCAGCACTTCACTGGGCATTGCGTTATCGACCGCTTGGTTCATCACGCGGATTTTCTCGATCAGGTATTCCAACTTTTCTTCAGTGGTCATTTATTTTCTCCACAACGCTCTCACCTTTTCCCACTCCCGCTTATCGCAATCATCGCCAAGCGGGTTCCAGCCTGGATTCTGCGCGGCCCGCTCGAACTCATATTCTATGTCGCGCTGTACGATTGCCTTGACATTCGCTGGCCAGTCGCGCCAATTAGCCAATATCCAATCAACGCAATCACCGACAATATAGGATCGCCTACCAATGCAATACCGCACTGCGGCGATAACCATTAAGCCGCTGCGCCCGTAGGTTTTGTCAAAGTCCATCACTTCCTCCCATGTAATCCCCGCGAACGACGCGGGTTTCAACCATTATCCCGAAATTAGTTTCGGGAACATAAATAGGTGCTGACCCCCCGAGTGGAGAAGGTGCCAGCGGTATACAAGTCCATCCACCATTGGCCGAGATACGCTCTCGGCGGGCGACTCATCGTCGGTATAGGAATCCAGAAGATTCTCACGGTACACGCGCCCGAATTTTGCCGACGATTGAATGGGTGCTGCCCACGATTACCAGTCGCTGCAGCGCGGTGTTTTCAGGATCAGTGTCGTGTCGGGTACGGATACCCGTCTGGTGCGACTTAATCCTTCGGGCCATGCAACCCGGCAGCGTCCTTCAAATCTGGTCTGCGTCAGATTCCCGTCGGCCATCGTGGCGGGCACCGTGTGGCTGTTTGTTTTTTGGTTGCCACTCTCCATATCCGGTGTACGCTATCCGGCGCGGCCAGCTGCCCGCTGGCGAGGGGTTTGGTGGCCGGGAGAGATCAATCTGCCCACCCAAATTAAGGGTAGTACCCGGCCATAAAAGGGTGGGCAGCGGTCGTTTTATTGAACCGTTAAAAATAGGTTCCCGCCGCCCGTAACTCATTGGCTGAAACTCTTCGGTAGCGCAGCCTTGCGCTTCATGAACGCCGCGTGGCGCTCTTTCACGCGGCAGCCGCAGGATTTGCTGCTGCCACGGCGCAATGCAATGATTGCAACCCAGCGTTTTGTTCCGCATTCACACTGGCATAGCGTCTGCCTGATCCGCGTTTTGTCGCTGGTGTGGCGTTCGCCGCCGATGACCTGCCAGCGTCCGTAGCGGGTGCCGGGGTCTGGGACGGGATGGATTAGCGTGGCCATCAGTCCGTGATTCCCTTCAGCAACAGTTGCAACTGCTTAAGCTTTTCTGACTTGGCTTCGCTGTTCTGGAACTCTTGCTCAATCTCAAGCGCGGCATCGTCTATTTCGGTGGCCAGGGCTTTCATGTCACCTGCCAAATTTCTGGCGTTTGCTGCAATCTTTGACAGTATGTCCATAACATTACGCGCTGGTGTTAATTGGTAAATTTCTAAACGTGCTTTTTCGTTTTTTTCTGTGATTACAGTCGTCTTAGCCAAATTGAGCGACGATGGATTCCCAGACACCTTTACCCGCCTAAACAACCCTGAATCGTTAATCACCAGCCCGTTTGAGTCGAGCGTGTTGAGCATCTTCCTGATTTCAGATGCAGGCTTGGTTCCTATCTTCCGGCTAAATTCGCTAGCAACTTGCTCAACTGTCCATCGGTCAGTGATTGGCACGCATTCATAAAGATTCTGAAGCACAACACTCAGTCCGTTGTAGACGCTGGTGAATCGCGCCTGAGTAATCTCAGACGGCTTCTTAAACGCCTGATTTGAGGGTGATGTGCTTCCTTGCTTGGATGCCATGTTCAATGCTGCATTGAGGCTGTCTAGTTCTTTCTTTGGTTTTGTACTCACAAATGGCACCTCATAGGGATTAGCGACACCTGCCGCACGGAGGCCGTCGTAGTAGCCTCTGGCGTAAACGCTGCCGTAGCGCGGCTTGGTTTCGTCGTCGGTCATGACCAAAATGGCTGATGCAGTTTTACCCAACTTTTGAATTGAGATGAAGAATCAAACAGTCTGTAATAAGTTACAGCTGATTCTGAATAAACACGGTATGGCAGTCTTTTGAATCTAGCGCCACGCATGTACTCATCGCAATCAATATATGGGCTATTGATGACAAGATATAGCCCATCGTGGACTTTGTAGCACTCCATGTGATCCCATTCTTGCCAAAAAAACATATTAAAACCTGGCATTTCCATTTTTTTGACTATGCCAAACTCACGCACCATCATATTTCTGTTTTCAATGATAGCGTGAGGCGGGTCATCACCATCAAATCTACCCCAATAGGTTTTTTCAAAAATGCGGGGATAATCAGTCAGGCTGGCATATGTGGTCATTGCAAAATCTCGCCCGTTTCAACGTCCACACCTTCCGTCGGCGTCTCTACCGTCCATGTCCCATCAATCGCATCCTGCACCGTCAGATTCTGGTGTCCTATTTCAGCCGCATCATTCAGCGCCACCGCAGCCGCAAGATCGGCGCTTGCTGGCATGTACTTGATGACCTGCAACAGCACGACCTTGCGGGCGTACATTTCCCAGTTCTGGTGGCTGTAGTGGCGATTGCCGACCTTGTTGTAACGGTCGCGGTGCTTCTTGACGCGGGCAATCGGCCACACTTCAATGACCGGCCACTCGCTGCCCTTGACGCGGCCAATCGCGTAGACGTGCGTCAGCAAGTCGGGATCGGATTCACCGGATGGTTTGTGCTTCACAAAAGGCGAATCACCCAGCGCGTAATCGAACTC